TAATATTACCGCATTGCCCTCGCGTCCCGAGGCGACACTTGGCCCTGTAAGTGGCGCCGAGGGAAATTTGGCGGGAAATTTCGGTTGCTTTTCGAAGACGGTGCGCGGACCCATCAGCGCACTATAAAAAGACTCTCCCCCGGATACACTCCATCTATGGAGAAAGGACCTGGCCCACAACTTTATCCTGCGACAATAACAGCCGCAAACCCGGCCGGAGTGGGGAACGACGGAGCTTGGAGATCACTGGTACTCATCTTTACCATCGTGAGCATAACTTTAGCAGCAATAGCTGGATCTTACTATCTTTGTGTGAAGGATTGCCTCCTGACCTGGAGAGCGCGGCGATCCAGGACAGTGACGGAGCTAGGGTTTGGGACCACGCCGCAGCGTGCTGGAGGTAATTCGGCGGCGTCAGGTAGCGGGGGGCCCAGTAACCCTCCCTTTCCTATCTAATTCCGCCTTCGTCGTCGGAGGCCCTACTATCACTATGCCGTCCAGATCTAGGTATACATACAAGAGGAAGAGGCCTGCGAAGCGGGCCCGGGTTGAGCCGTGGCCGCCGGAACTCACGAGGCTTGGGTACACGCCTCGGGATACTGTTCTGCGGGGGACCCGCAGAAGAGATGGAAGACCCAGCTTGCAGGTCATCAACTACACTTGGAAGAACGATGGAAGTGCGGTGACGATCGGAAACGGCGGAGGCGTTTATCTTCTAACGGAGTTTCCCCGGGGAGATGCTGAGGATCAGCGTCACACCGGGGAAACTCTCACCTACAAGGTGAGCTTGAATCTGCAGTTTGCCGTTCAGGAGGATTACAGGAAATACTGTAATCGGGCCCAGAATATGGTATTTCTGGTGTACGATGCGCAGCCAACCGGGACCAATCCCAAAATTACTGATATATTCCATATTGCGGCCTCGCAATTCTTCCCAATTCCGGCCACCTGGATGGTTTCCCGGGAAAATTCGCATCGATTCGTCATCAAGAGGAAGTGGATGTTCATCACCGAAGTGAACGGGTCGGGGACAGCGAAAGACTACACTAACGCGCCGTGCTATCCGGCGCATTTCAGTTTAATTTTCAAGAGGTTCGTTCAGCGTTTGGGCGTTCGAACCGAATGGAAAAATTCAACTGAGGGTGGAATTGGAGCCATCTCCAAGGGTGCGATGTATTTAATTATAGCGCCGGGAAATGGCATGCCTCTCGAGGCTAGAGGGAATATCCGTCTGTATTTCAAATCAATTGGAAATCAATAAAGATGGATGTTTCAAATATATGAACACATTTTTATTTGTTCTGACACTCGTTATGTTCACGAGTCGNTCCGGACCAAAATTCATTTGGGCGGACAGGACAAAGCAGGCGGCTATAGGGCGCGCCTGGGGAAACACATTAAAAAAAATACAGCAATAGAATTACAAATCAGGCGAAGCCTGTTCAGGCACTGCGAAAAAGCTGTCCCCCTCGTAGAGGTAGTGCACTTCGCAGTTGGCTTCGAAGTACGACCGCTGTGCTGCGGTCATCTTTGGAAGCCAGTCTTCATCTTCATTGACGATTATTATACTTGGGATACCTCCCGCAATCTTCTTCTTCTTTCCGTATTTCGGGTTTACAATATAATCCTTCTGGCTTCCAACCAACGACTTCCAGCAATGACAGAACTTGAATGGTATGTCGTCGATGATATTATACAACGCCGTCTGGNTGTAATTTGTAAAATCCACATTATTATTATAATAATTATGTAGACCTAAAGACCTCGCCCATGTGGTCTTTCCTGTCCTTGTTGGGCCGCAGATGTAGAGGCTCTTTCTTCTTGTGCCATCATTCGGCTAGATTCAACAAGCCATTCTAAATCAGATAGTGCTCCCGCTGTGGGGTGTAATATGGAATAGGCAGCGGGAGATACCTGGAATACATTATGATTGGCCCAATCGGCTATCCGCTCCGGACAACGGAGCTGAGTAGCCCAGTCAGGAGTTTCGTACTCCGGTTCTACCTCTGGGAACAGCTTGGATGCGGAGTATTCGAATGCTTGGAGTTTGGTGGCCCAATCAAATGGAAATGTAGTTTTCACAAGCGATAGGTACTCATCTCGTGAAGTAGCTGTTGCGAAGATGGTTGCCATCTTCTGATTCTTTGATTCCCAATCTGCTGCACTCTCACCCATTCTACTGGTACTCCCATTACGAACCCCTGTTCGAGCGGAGTACCTACCGCGTGTGTACTGGTCGATCGGATTCTTGAGACAGTAGTCTCTAACCGATCGACTCGATCTAACAGGTTGAACATTAGGATGGTATTGACGATAATCAAGATGATGAGGGTTGGCAGTAACAAGGTTGTACCCCAGTTGTACAAAGGCGTGCAGATGAAACGTACCGTCTGCATGCCTTTCCCGAGTACATAATACATACTTCGGACTAAGAGTAAGCAACAAAGTCCAAAGATAATTACCGACATCCATCGGTTCGGCGGAACATCTGGGGTACGTGAGGAAAATCTCGTTGGAGTCGAATTTGAAATTCGACCCCGGATGGATTCTACGCTCGTTGGGAATTCCTCCATCGGCGCTATCGCTAGAGAATGACATGGACGGCCCACTGCTCAGAATGATGCACTGTGTATTGAGTGTTTTACTCTTGGTACCTGCGCATTGCTCAGGTTCACACAGCTTTATTTATAGGCCGGAGGCCTGGTGGGCCGGATTCGGGACGCGGGGCAATGCGCAATT